ACAAAGATACTGAATACACAGGCAAAGAGATTTGCATGAAACGCGGAATAGAATTATACTTCAACAAACGAGATCACTTCTTCAGCTCATCTGATTTACGTCAACGAGTATTTGATGCAGAAGCTATGAAAAGAGGAGCACAATGGCAAGAAAAATCTTCGAATGCGTCGAATGCGATGCAGTCTTCAAGATAAGTCACACACTTGACGAAGACTACTACACAGTAACTAACTGTCCTTTCTGCGGAGCAGAGATGGAAGATAAAGAAGAGGATGACGAAGACTTGTCCTAAATGCGGTACTGCTCATAACAAGCCCGGAACTTTTTGTTCTCGGGCTTGTGCCAATTCCCGTCAATGGAATGAAGAGCAAAAGAAAGTCTTTTCAGAAAAGCAATCGGCATATATGTCTCGCGAAGAATCTGAAGAGCATAGATACAAAAAATCTATACAATCCAAAATGCTACAAAAAGCTGGCATTATGGGTAACGGTGGTCTTGCTGAAGATGCCGAAGATATAATGACAAATCCCGACGATTACTTTTTTGTTCCTCCGAAGGATGAAGGTGATAATTTTTCTGATGGAAACGACTATTGGGAAACTGTATAAATACTAATTTAATATTGGTATTTAGATGTGGTTATATAAAGAAAAGCCCTTAGAAACTGTTCCAGAAGAAGCATATGGTTATGTGTATTTGATTACCAATACTGCCACGAATCGCAAGTATATAGGTAAAAAGTTGTTTTGGTTTCGTCGGACAAAGGTAGTTAAGGGTAAGAAGAAAAGATTAAAGGTAGAGTCAGATTGGAGAGATTACTGGTCTTCATCTGATGAGGTTAAATCTGATGTGGAAAAACACGGCGCGGATAGTTTTATTAGAGAAATACTGCATATATGTCCTAACAAAGGATTGTGCAATTATTTAGAAGCAAGAGAACAAATGGATAGACGAGTTTTGGAAACAGAAGATTACTACAACGGGCAAGTTCAATGCCGTGTCCATAAAACTCATATAAAGAACTTAAAGGTATAATATGCCAATAACAATAACAGGCGGTACTTTTAGCGGCGGACTACAAATGTTTATGTCGCCACAATCATTGCCAGCAGGATATGTTACTTTAGCTGGATTGACATGGGCGCCTATGACTACAGGTGGAAATTATGCACAGTCTCAAACCTACGCCGCAAACTTTACAGGTTTAGGTTTTTCGGCAGGAACATGGAGATCTGCTACTGTTGCAGAACTTCAAAGTCTTACACAGGTACTTAGTTACGCTGATGCTCAAAGTGTTTATGGCTGGACATTTTCAAGTCATGCTTTCAATATTTGGTCCGCAACCTCTGGGCAAGTAGTCAATTTTGCTACAGGGGCTAACCCTGGAACGTCAGATACTAATAATTTCAATTTTCTAGTGTGCAAAACTCCTTGACACATGACTATGAAGAATTTAGAAAAATAAAAATGGCAATATCAATAACAGGCGGTACTTTTAGCGGCGGGATACAAATGTTTATGCCGCCGCCACCAGTACCGCTGCCATCGGCAATCTATGATTTAGATGCAGCCAACTTTACAACACTGCCATTTGTTCAAGGTAGTATTCTAACAAAACCAAATACATGGGTAGCAAGTGATGATACAGACGCATATTTGATCATCGCAGATGTTTCTCCGCCGGCCGCGGTTTATACACTCACTGTTCAAGGTCCTACTAAATTAGATCTCTTGAATGAGATTGCAGCGGGCGCTCCAAATCCGGGTACGATGTCATTGAGTAGCTCTATTGTTGTTACACAAGGTGTAACTTCTATACAAACATTTACCGACGATGCAGGATCAGCATCGAATGGCGGTAGTCTTTCTACTTACATTCGAGAATATATTGACTTACCAAATGATGCAATTTATACTATCACATTTAATAATCAAATTAATACCGCTGGTGCAGGAACTCCTGTATTTGCATGTATACTAAGTCTAACTGTAGTAATGGAATCAACCCCATTTACAGAAGTAAAAGACGCTACCGGAACTTATACTATGACTTCTAGAAATACAGGTTATTCTATCACTTGGAACAGTGCCAATGGTGGTTCGTGGATTAAGTCAAATAATACAGGTACAGATACAATCTATGGTGGGCCAAACTATACTACCGGGCAAAGTTATACAGTATTCATGGCATACAAACTATCAGCAACATCCGCTGGTAGATTATTGAACACGCAAAGTGAAGCAAGTAAAGATTGGATGATGGGCGCTTATAATGGTAATCCAAGTGCGTTCTATCCAAACTTTTCTGTAAATTTACCTTCGAGTGGTGCTGATACAGCTTGGCATTTAGATTTTGCAACTTGGAATACTTCTACCAATACTGGTAGTTTATATACTTCAACTAGTACCGCCCCAACATCTGCAGCATTCACATCAACAAGTGCCAGTGGCGGTGGCTTCAATCAATTAAGAATGTGGAGTCGTTCATCTGGCTCTGAAGTTCAAACAGGTAACATAGCATTTGTTAAAGTATATGATCGTGTATTAAGTTTATCAGAAATTCAAGCATTGCACGCAGAACACAAAACAAGATTTGGGTACTAAAATGGCAGAAACATATTCATTTAGCGGTCCGTTTGTAATAACAGGTGGATTATCATACGCAGACGTAACGCCCGGCCAACAACAATATACTGTGCCAGGTACATACAGTTGGGCCGCACCCCTAGGCGTTACAACTGTATCCGTTGTTTGTATTGGCGGTGGTGGTTCTGGGTCTCATGGGCAAATTCTGAGCTCCATTGCATACAGCGGCCATGGGGGCGGAGGAGGCGGTTTGATATGGAAAAATAATATTTCGGTGACACCCGGCCAAAGTTATACAGTGCTAGTTGGCGCAGGCGGTAGTGTTAATTCTAGTTCTCCAAGTACTCCAACCAGTGGTAACAGAGGCAATCTTAGTAGGTTTACTACTCCCAGTAGCAATGTAGTAGCAACCGGCGGCGGACCTGGCTTTGTGAGTGGCGGAGATGGCGGCAATGTTATTTTTAACGGAACAGTGGTGAACAATACTATAGGTGGGGTCAACGGGCTCGGTGGTAGTAGAGGCGGCACAGGAGGAAATGGCATATCTATTGGAGAAAATCTATATTCCGGTCTAGGTGCAGGTGGCGGTGGCTCCGGCGGATATTCTGGAAATGGTGGCGACGGGGCGGGCGATAATTCTGCAGGTAGTAATGGAAACGGTGGCGGGGGCGGAGGAGGCGGTACTGGCGGCGGCGGTGGTGGTGGCACAGGAATCTTAGGGCAAGGTAGTAGCGGGGTACTTTCTGCTGAAGGCGGTGGTGGAAGTGGTGGTGCCGCAGGTAGCCCCTACAGTGGTATAGATGGCGAAGGCAGTCAAGGCGGTGAATATGGTGGTGGCGGTGGAGGCGGAGTTTATAATTATGGTAGCGGTGCTGGAAACCAATTTTTTCGTGGCGGAAAAGGCGGTAGTGGCGCAGTAAGAATTATATGGGGGTACGACCGATTCTTCCCAACAACAAACACAGCAAACGTATAATGTGTTAAATATCAATATTTTAAGGAGAAAATAAAAATGGAATTATATATTAGAATCGTAAATGGACAACCTTTTGAACATCCTATCATGGGTGATAACTTTAGACAAGCATTTCCGGATGTTGATACTAACAATCTACCGGCAGACTTTGCCAGATTTACTCGTATACCTAAACCAGAAGTTACTGTTTTTCAAGTAGTATCAGATCAACCAACATATCAATGGGTTGATGGGGGTGTACGAGATGTTTGGGAAGTTCGTGATATGACAGCTGAAGAAAAAGCTGAACTTATTGCAAGAGTAATTGCAAATAAACCATTCCCATCGTGGACAGTAAATGAAGAAAATTTAATGTATGTCCCACCAACACCACACCCATCAGATGAATCTAAATTCTATAATTGGAATGAGGAAACTCAACAATGGGAAGAAATAATTCCACCTACAGAATAAAATGATAATTACAAATTTTAATAAACTAGGATTTTCAGGTTCTGTTGATATCATAACAGAATATGTTCCACCGAGTCAAACAGAATTTACTACTCCCGGAACATATACGTGGGTTGCGCCAAAGAATGTGAACAATGTTTGTGCTGTTTGCATTGGCGGAGGGGGCGGTGGTTCAGTATCTTCGGTATACAGCGGGACTTTTGAAGCGGGCGGCGGTGGTGGCGGCCTAGGTTGGAAAAACAATATTAGAGTTTTGCCAGGCCAAACCTACACCGTTGTGGTCGGTAACGGTGGAAGAGGTGGGTTTTTTCCGCCTACCGGAAACTATAATGGCGCGGGTGGTGACTCAAGCTGGTTTATTGACTCCGGATTAGTTTTAGGCGGAGGAGGCGGCGGTGTGGCAAATGCTAGTGGCAGCGGAGGAGGCGGCGGAGGGTATGTAGGTGAAGGGGGCGGTAACGGCGGAAGCGGCGGATCCGGAAATTATCACCCAGGTGCCGGTGGTGCCGGCGGATATTCTGGTAATGGAGGTAATGGAGGTAATGGATTCTTTAGTCCAAACCCTGCAGGGAACGGCTCTGCCGGCACGGGGGGTGGCGGCGGTGGCGGAAGCTGCGGTGGGTATAACTCGCTTATAGGTGGGCCCGGGGGAGGTGTCGGTACACAAGGACAGGGTTCTAATGGTGGGGGAGGTATTGCTGCATCTAGTGGCAGCTTCCGCGCTGGCGCTGGAGGCGGTGGCTCAAGTGGCGGAGGCGGATCTCCATTTGGTCAAAGTCAATTCACAGGGTTTGTATACACATCTGCTAATTATCCAGAAACCACTTTTCAAATGGGTGGATACCATGGTGGCGGGGGCGCGGGCGCTAGCGGGACATACGCTAATGCAGGGCGCGGTGGCCCAGGCGCAGTAAGAATTATATGGAAAGGTACTGGAAATATTACCAGAGCATTCCCTGCAACTAATGCTGGGAATTTATGATCTATTTGATATAATCAACGCATTGAGATTGCTGGCAATACTGATACCCCAATCTTCATTATTATCCCAAGCTTCTTCCCATTCATCGGGCTCTTCGTCATA